TTGTAGCGACAGGAAAGCACTTTTTGAGAGTGATTATGGTCGAAATTCTGATTTCGTTTCATTTGAATCGCTCCTTTAATGATTTTGAAATTTAATTTTCAACGATATGTGGTATCTTTTTTCTTTCTCTTAAGTCACCCAACCGCACTGTCCCGCATCTGCCGGACGGTCAATGCAAGCTGCTCCTCGACTTGCTTGTCCAGCTTGGCAAGGTAGCTACCCAGCTCCCCGGACAGGAGCAGTTGATTGTACCGGATGGGATGATGTTCTTTCAGATACCTTTTATGTAAGCGGCCCCACCGCCCGGTGGGGTGCTGCTCTGTCGGGGCTGCTGCGGTCAGGTTCGGCAGATAGTGGTCATTGACAAGGGTGTAGTCCAGACCATTGTTGCTGTCGTGGAGCGTGTTCTTTAAGGTAGTCATGCTGCGTTATCCTCCTTTGGTTTCGGCGTTGGGACTGCTTCTGGGTCTGGTTTTAGATTTCCTTTTTTCTTGTGATAGAATTCCAAGGTTTTCTTGTTGTGGTTGATTCTTCTGCACTCATCGGAACAAAATTCCTGCTGGCTGTGTGTAGGCCAGTAGGAGTGACCGCACACGGCACAGGTGCGCTGCCGGTAGTAGCGAGTTCCTCTCTCGGCTTCTCTATCCGCCTTCTTTTGCTCCTGTCTTGCCTGATTCCAGCATTCCCTTGAGCAGAAAAGCTGTCGGTTGCTCGTAGGTGTAAACACTTTCCCGCAGTGCGGACACGTTTTGGTTTTAATGATCTCGCCATCGTTTTCAGCGATTTTCTTTGCCTTTCGCTTTTCTCGGTAGGCTTTTTCACGTTTGCGCTGCTTTTCCATGCGCTGCCGTTCTTCCTGCTCCTTCTGCGCTTTCAGTTCGGCAAGTTCTTCCTCGGTATAAGCAATATCGACTTGGCCGACATAGTTGAAATAAATGTCAACCTTTTGTGTGCGGGCATTGCCTGCACCCTCGGCTTCATAAACAACGATTTTATCGACAAGTTCGTTAAACATTGAATCGGAGATTTCTGTTGGATTTTTGCACTTGCGAATCAGCGAAATGAAATGTCGAATATCAGCGGAACTTGATTTATCTTCGGCAATTTCGGATTTCATCGTTTCCATCTTTGATTCCAATTCTGCCTGCTCGCCATCATACTGTGCCATCAGCTGCTTGTACTGTCGTTCGGGCAACAGTCCAGCCATAAGATTTTCGTACAGGCTACGAATAAGGGCAGAAAGCTCATCATAGCGTTTTTGACAACGTTTCAATTCCGATTGGTTCTGCTTCGGCTTTTCTTCACGTTTCTCTTTCCAAAGTGATTGCAGTTCCAAAGCGAAGGTTTCTTCATCTTTTAGGACAAATCTCGAAAAGCGTTTGACCGATGTCAATATCAGGGCTTCAACATTATCGGCACTGATTGAATGGGCAGTACAGCCATTCACCCGACTTGCATATCCACCACAACGATAAGAATATTGAGTAGACCCATCCTTTTTACTGTAGTGTGTTTGCAAGGTCAATCTTCTGCCGCAGTCGGCACAATACAGATACCCGCTTAAACGGTTGGTGTGCGTTCCCCAAGCAGAAGCACGATTCACTCGGCTTCTGCGTTTCTGAACACTATCCCAAAGTTCTTGCGATATAATCGGTTCATGCGTGTCCTGGAAAACGTACTGTTCATCTTCATCTGTTTCTTTTCTCTTGTGAAGTTTGAAATTTGTGCTTACAGATTTTCGTAAAACAGTGTGTCCCAGATATTCCTGCCGACCTAAAATTGTTCTTACGGAGGAGGTGCCCCACAGGTACGGATTGGAGAACTTTGTCCCATTGTACTGCTCTGGGTGATATTTCTTTGCGTATGCAGCAGGAATCAGGACTTTTTCCTCTGTCAACAGTTCTGCGATTGTCCGTGGGCTTTTTCCTTCGTTCGCAAGAAGAAAAATGCGCTTTACGACTTCGGATGCCACCGGATCAACAACAAGTGTCTGCTTGTCGTTCGGCAAACGGTTATATCCATACGGAATAGAGCCGCTGCAACGTTTTCCATCTTTCATCCGGGCATCGAACACAGCCTTGATTTTATTGCTCGTGTCTTTGGCATACCATTCGTTCATAATATTCAAAAACGGAGCAAAATCATTGTCTGAAGCATTGTTGCTGTCGATGCTGTTGTTGATTGCAAGGAATCGGACGTTTTTCTGTGGGAACAGAACTTCCGTATAAAAACCGACTTGCAGATAATTTCGTCCTAAGCGGCTCATATCCTTCACAATCAGCGTTTCGACATTTCCTGCTTCTACTTCTTTTATCAGCGATTGAAAGCCGGGACGATTGAAATTCACACCTGAAAAGCCATCATCTGTAAAATGTCGGATGTTCTTGAAGCCGTTCTTTTTGGCGTAATCTTCCAGATATTTCTTTTGGTTGGTGATGGAATTCGATTCACCAGCAAGATCATCATCTCTTGACAAACGCTCATAGAGTGCGGTACTTCTTGGTGTTTTCGGCATTTGTTCTACCTCCTTTCTTATGGAATCTTTCAATTTAGGACAATCAATTTTATTGTCCTGATTAAGTATAGCCTTCCGGCGCCAGCTCGATTGCAGTGGTGGTCTCTCCAAAAGTGGATGCCCAGCAGTCGAAGTGGGTCAGCTTTTTCTGCTGCAAGGTGCTGTACTGCAAATACCGCATGACCGTGTACAGTTCGGTCATGGAATTGCTCACGGGCGTGCCCGTGGCGAACACCACGCCCCGGCCTCCGGTGATCTCGTCCAGATAGCGACACTTGCCGAACATATCGCTGGATTTCTGCGCTTCGCTGGTGGATAATCCTGCGACATTTCGCATTTTTGTGGTCAAAAAGAGGTTCTTGTAAAAATGGCTCTCGTCCACAAAAAGCCTGTCTACGCCCAGTTGTTCAAAGGTAATTACATCGTCTTTACGCTCATCGGAGCGCAGTTTTTCCAGCTTGGTTTCCAGCGTTTTCCGGGTCTTTTCCATCTGCTTGATGGAGAAATTCTCACCTGCGTGGACTTTCAGCTCATTGATGGCGGCAAGCGTTTCATAAATTTGCTCCTGAATGATACGTTCCTGCCGCTCAAAGGACAGCGGGATGCGCTCAAACTGGCTATGCCCGATGATGACGGCATCGTAGTCCCCGGTGGCGATGCGGGCACAGAATTTTTTGCGGTTGGCAGTCTCAAAGTCCTTGCGCCGTGCTACCAGCAGCTTGGCATTGGGGTAGAGGTTCAGGAACTCGCTTGCCCACTGCTCCGTCAGGTGATTGGGCACCACAAACAGCGATTTCTGGCACAGCCCCAGCCGTTTTGCTTCCATAGCAGATGCCGCCATTTCGTAGGTTTTGCCCGCGCCAACTTCGTGTGCAAGCAGCGTATTACCGCCATAAAGCACATGAGCGATGGCGTTGCGCTGGTGCTCTCGGAGGGTGATCTCCGGGTTCATGCCGACAAAATGGATGTGGCTTCCGTCATACTCACGGGGGCGGGTAGAGTTGAACAGTTCGTTGTACTGCTTCACCAGTGCAATGCGCCGCTGAGGGTCTTGCCAGACCCAGTTGGCGAAAGCATCCTTGATGACCTGCTGTTTCTGCTGTGCCAGCATAGTCTCCCGCTTGTTCAGCACACGCTTGGGTTTGCCCTCGGCATCCTCGATGGTGTCGTAGATGCGGACATCTTTCAGGTTCAGGGTCTCCTCCAGAATCTTGTAGGCATTGGCACGGGATGTGCCGTAGGTTTCGGAAGAGATAATGTCGCCCCGCCCCGTAGCGGTCTTACCATCCACACGCCACTCTGCGGTATACGGAGAATATCTCACTTTGACTGCATGGCGCAGATAGTAGGGAATCTGAAAGGTCTCGGTCATAAACTTTTGAATGATCTCAGGTGCAAGCCATGTGGCACCCAAGCGCACATCAATTTCAGAAGCTTCCAGTTCTCTGGGCTGTGCCTTGGTCAGTGCATCCACATTGACCGCAAATTCCGGGTTGGTCTCAGCGGCGAACTGTGCCATCCGCAGCTTTGCCCGGACATCGCCGGACAGGTACTCGTCTGCCATCTGCCAGCCCGCTTCCGGGTCGGTAGGGTCGGCGGCAGGGTCTTTGAAGATCACACCGGAAAGTTCGGTGGTAATGCGCCCGTACTCACCGGGAGTGCCCAGCAGTTCTGCCATATAGGGCAAATCCACTTTGCCATGCTCACCAATAGATACCGCCAACGCTTCACTTGGCGTATCCACGCTGGTGACGGTGCGCTCCGGGCGAATGGTGCGCTTGGTGAACATCGCCGCCTTGCTCTTGAGCTGCCCCTGCTCGTCCAGATTTTCCAGCGAACACAGCAGATAATACGAGGAATCCTGCTCAAACAACCGCCCGTTTTTACGGTCGTTCAGCAGACCGTATTTTGCGGTAAAAGCATCGTAGGCGGCGTTCAAATGCTCCTGCGTTGCCTTGATGTCCTCGTCCGGGTAATCGTTCAACTGCCGGTCAATCAGGTCGTTGACGATCTGCCGCAGCTCTACCATGCCGGTGACACGCCCCTTGGCGGTGTCGGACAGTTCCACCTGTGTCATCACGGAATTTTCCCGGTAGAAAACTTCGCCGTCCACTACGGTATAGGAGAAGTTCTTGACCTCCGGGTCAGCTGGGAGAATGTGCTTCTCATTTTCGGCATCCGCAATATCTGGTGTTTCCACCTCAACTTCGGCGTATTGCCCCTCGATGTGCTGCACCGCTTCTGCAAGCTGGTCGGCAAGGCTGATGCCCTCAAGGGGTGCAACCGTCAGTTCCTCTCGTCCGTACTGGGTGCTTTCGGTAGAGAGTACGCCCAGAACCATCTCCGGGTGGTCCACAAAATACTGGTTGATGGCAAAGCCATCCTCGGTCTTGCCCAACTGCACCCAGTCCGGCTCATGGTCAATGGGGCGGTCACGTTTTTGCAAAAAGATAATGTCGCTGACAACATCTGTGCCAGCATTGGCGCGAAACGCATTATTCGGCAGACGAATAGCCCCCAGCAAATCGGCGCGTTCTGCCATGTGCTTGCGGGCGGTGCTGTCCTTGCTGTCCATGGTGTAGCGGCTGGTAACAAAGGCAACAATGCCGCCCGGACGCACTTGGTCGATGGCTTTGGCGAAAAAGTAGTTGTGGATAGAAAATCCCAGCTTGTTGTACGCCTTGTCGTTGACTTTATACTGACCAAAAGGTACGTTGCCCACGGCTAGATCATAAAAGTCACGCCTGTCGGTGGTCTCAAAACCGGCTACGGTAATGTCAGCCTGCGGGTACAGTTTTTGGGCGATGCGCCCGGTGATGGAATCCAATTCCACACCGTACAAGCGGCTGTCCTGCATGGTATCCGGCAGCATTCCGAAGAAGTTGCCCACGCCCATACTAGGTTCCAGAATGTTACCGCTGTGGAAACCCATGCGCTCCACGGCATCGTAGATACTACGGATGACGGTGGGGCTGGTATAGTGGGCGTTCAGGGTGCTGGAACGGGCAGCAGCGTACTCATCCTCGGAAAGCAGTCCTTTCAGTTCGGCGTATTCCTTTGCCCAATTATCTTTGCCGGGGTCAAAAGCGTCTGCCAGACCGCCCCAGCCCACATACTGCGAAAGCACCTGCTGCTCCTCGGCGGTGGCACCCCGGTGCTCCTCTTCCAGCTTGAACAGGGTACGGATAGCTTCGATGTTCCGGGCGTACTTCTGTTTTGCGCCGCCCTCACCCAGATGATCGTCCGTGATGTGGAAGTTCCCGGCAGGCTCCGGCGCAGGATGTTCCGCTTCAACTGTGGGTGATTCTGTGCTTATCGGCTGAATTACAATGTCAAACGGCAGATTGTTTTCCTTGGCGGGGTATACGGCAACCGTTTTTTCAGTACGAACTGGCCGGGTAGAATTTGGTTCGTTCTGCCGCAAGCCCTCCTCGAATTGTTGCTTATTGACAACTTCGTTATCCCATGACTGCCCGTGCGCACTGGTGTCGATGCGCACATCCGTTTCACCCACATAGCCAACTTTCCCCTCAATAGTTCGAGTGGGGAGTTCGACCACAACATTGTCACCGACCTTGTAATCGGGCAGGGGGGATTCCATCATATCCTGCTCCTCGTACAACTCCCGGACAAGAGCCAGCGGTTCCTCCCGGAAAACTGGCATCCGCATTTCTGCCAGTGCCACATCCTGCAGGGTCACGCTACCCCTATCATAGTTTACCGTATCCACTCGGAAAGCCCGCCCTTCCATGTGGACGGTGGCACCCAGCGGCAGATAATCCTCCCGGCGCAGATACTTGGTCTGGTGGTGGGTGCCGTCCTCGTTCAGCCCGGCAAGGTAGACGTTCTCGCCGCGCTGCCATAGTTGTTTGGCACGGTACACCCACTGGTTACTGGGAAAGCCGGTGACCGGGACGGTGCCCAGTGCTGTTTCTTTTTCCAGAAGTTTGCCGCCCAGAAGTTCGCAGACCTTCCGGGCATCCTCACCGTAGAACTCATAGTATCCGTTCTGCTCAAAGCCTACCAGCGCATCCGGGTACTGTTCCTTCAGGGCGTTGTACTCGGCGGCGGCATCCAGCGGCAGCAGTGCCGGGCGTTCCTCTGCCTTGCTGTGATAGTGCTCCAGTTCCTCGTCTGTGACGCTGACCAGTTCCGAAAAATCCAGAGCCTCCAATTCGGTTTCGGTCAGATCTTCCAGACTTTCGTACTGGCGTTCATCTATCAGCACCTCGCCCAGATACCGTTCCACCCGGTATCCCACCAAATCCACATTAACTTGAATGGGGATTTCCTCATCGGTGGCGTTGGTGTAGGCAATGCCGATCTTGGTCAGGTCGGAGAAGTCTGGCTCGGAATCGTATTCTTCCTGACAAAACTCCCGGATCAGGTTTTTGGCATGGGTCAGGGTGGTATCTGGCTCTGCGTTGACGGGCGCAGGGGGCGTGTAATGCTCCTTCTCCTTGTCGGTCAGATAGCGGTCGGACTGGATCATCAGGTCGATATACTGTTCCACCTGTGTCCATTTCAGGGTGATTTTCTGGTGGTCAGGGTAATGCTCAAATTCAAGTCCCTTCCAGTCGTGGTTCACAAAACCCCGGCTTCCATCCAGAAAATCGTGGGAGTGCCCACCGATGCCGTACTCTTTTGCCAGTGCCTTGGCACGGAGATTGCGGTCAGGCTGGCTCTGGTACAGAGCCATAATGCGCTGCTTACCGCCCTCAAATCCTGAGCCATGCTTACGCAGTTCGTTTTCGATTTCAGCCTGCGACAAAACAAAAGCGGAGGGCGTTTTTTCGCTCTCCGCTTGGTCGATGGCTTCAATTTGCTGGGCTTCGGTAGGGATGTGGGCATCGAAGAAACTTAGCTGTAAATCAGTTCCGTCAGCACCAGTTCCTCGGCCTGCGCTTTCAGGCTGTTCATGTGCCGCACCCACGACATCTGATTCTGCTCCTTGTCCGGAGCCGGGGTCTGTTTCAGAAGCTGCTTCAGGGGCAGCTGCATCCGGCTCTCTGCCGTCTGCTCCACCTCCATCAGGTGCGGGTACAGGCTCCCGTTCAGGAGCATCGTGTTGTACAGCACCGGGCGATGGTTCATCAGGTACGTCCGGCGCAGCCTGCCGTACTTGCCCAGCGGCTTCCGGGGCTGGTTCAAAATCAGGTTCGGGAGCTGGTAGTCCCCGACGGTCGAGTAGGTCACGTTCCTGCTGTTCGTATTCATATTGGCTCCTTTCTGCATTGCGGCGGCGGATGGGGGGTTT